AGCAATCCCTCCAAATAGAATCTTATAATACCTTTGGGTATTAGTATCCTGTATAGGATATACGCAGCAATCCCCCCAAATATAATCTTATAATACTTTCGAGTGTTAGTATCCTGTAGAGGATATATGCAGCAATCCCTCCAATTAAATAACTTAACTTAACTTGTATTCTGTATTAGGATATATTCAGCAATTTACCTTTAGAACTATTATCTTCTTTTTTATGTTTAAATATAAAAAATATATATCAAACAATAAGCATTATATACACAACAATTATATAGATTTAAGAATGCAAGTATTTATCAATTATATTTTTAATTGATTTGCAATTAAAATCTAAATAATTTCTCATAGGGCATTTTATAAATGCATGTTCGTAATTGTGCAAAGAGTTCTCTTCAATCTCTATCATTCTATTTTGAATTTGTGAATTCAAATATTTGAAGAAACAATCAACGTGCATCGGTGAACCCTTGATAATGTTTTTATTTGAATCCAAAACAGGAACAGCGACCGTTTTATCCTTATAGCGAATATTATCACAACAAATACAACAACACTTATAATTAATTGTATTTTTTGGTAGACTATCAGCATACTCTTCGATAATAATAGGCATATTATCAATAGTCCACGTATTATTCCTGCTAACCATTTTTTGGATTCTTTTAAACGCTTGATCGTTATATTTAACACCTCTAAATATATCGTCTGTTTGTACAACTGGATACTGCAGGCAATAATCTGTTTTGAATTTTACCATATCCTTTATAATTTTGTATTCAATCTCTTTTTTTTCTACAAGACTTAATTTATCAATTTCAGTCCCGGTAGAACTAGATAGATTAATAATTCTATTTCCAGTCATAACGAACCCATTGCATAGAAAGTCTAACTTATTAAAGGGAGGCATCATATGATTATATGATACTACGATATCCAACCTAATATTAATCTGTACTCCGTTACAAATATACGGAATCCCTCCAACTATAATTTCATAATCGTATTTGTGCAAACTACCTCTAGGTCTTTCAGTGTATGAGTTATCATCTTTTGATAGCAATGTTTTTGTGATTTTAACATTGTCTGAACCAAATTGTTGATAAATAATTGTTGTTATTTCTCCCATCATATTTTCAACATCTTTTTCTTCATAAAGACATACATCAATATCATTTGGTACGATTGTTCTAGGCAAAGTTTCAGGATCATTCTTTTCGTTCCATAAACTATTAAAATCTTTGCGAAGATTTTTCTCGTTTTTCCAGTAAAGATTGCAATAATGTTCTCTGATTATAGTATCTCTTACATATCCACCAAAGATAATTCCCTTGTATTTGAAAATAATATTTTGAATATCCCAGAATATGTGATTCTTGACGCAATTGATATTGTAGGAAATTTTGATATTATTGGACATCATTTATATCTAAACAGATATAAGAAGAGCTCTTTAATCAACAAGTTGCAAATTTGTGCTGTCACTAGATATCACAATATATAATTGGGATATAGCGAGTATAATCAAAAGATATAAAAATATTATCAATTTTTTATAATTTTCAAAAAATAAAAAACAAATTGTGAATATATAATACCAAAATATATAATACTAAAATATATAATCAGCATTATAAATATATATTCCTATTCACCATATTCTCTCGCAATCTAAGATATATACTGCGTTTCTTCTTATCATTAATGATATTTTTATAGTTATCGCAAATAACACTATCAATATGCTTAAATGTATATGTGTAATTGTATATATTATTTATATTTGGATAACTTGGGCATCTCATAATATTCGGTTTTTTAAAACCATATACTGATCGAGGAGTAACATAAGCAATTGCTAAAATAGTTGCTGCTAAAGTAGTGATGGTATATTTGGGCATTTGTGTGCTAATTTAATATTGGCGCAAAATCAATTTTTATAATTTTATTAAATTATGCTGATAAATTAATAAATTATATTATTTTCAGCGTAATATATAAAAATTGATATGGAACCCATTTAGTAAATATTACGTTAACTTATACGAACACAAGTCAAGTATATTTGCAAATAATAAATATACTATAAATGGTGTTGAAAACTGAAGACACGGGAAAAATGTTTGAGATGGCAATATGTTTAACATATGGCATTGAATACAATGGAAAATATAAATATAGTATGGAACTTCCAGAAAAATTAAAAGATCGTCTATCTAAACTAATAGAAGTATTCCCTATTTCTACGTGTATTCATAGTGCAAACAATGGTTCTAGATATGATTATACATCGCTTATAGATAACACAATACACTTGTCTGCCAAATCTACTAAAAAAGGTATAGGTAAAGTAGCACCTCAAGTTATTGGACAACCTCATCCTAAAAAATTTTGTGAAATCATAAATATTGAATATACAACAAATATTGAATTAAAAAAATATATTCAATCGGATATAAAAAGAATATTACCTATTCTTGTAGAGTATACATTTGATTGCCCTACAATTTATTATAATTGGGAAAAGAACAGCATACGTTTTATTAAATTAATTTCACATATTGAATGGAATAATTTTGAATTTAAATGGACAAATCAATGGGATATGTGGAATAATTCGTCAACACTAAAAATTATAGTAGATTCTAAAGAGTACTCTCTAGTAGAGTTTCAATTTCATACAAAAAGTAGGCAAAATATGGCAATTCGCTGGTTTTATGAAAATTTCCTAACAATTTTTAATGAATATCTTTATATTATTGAATTTTAATTCTTATCTAAACAGAATAGATATTCCTTGATATCAATATCTTTATTATATTCAAATGATTTAAACCTTTTATAATCTTTTTCTACTACAGATGCATTTCCATACAAATTCATAATTTCCAACATTTTTTCTTTTGAAATAATACTCTCGCTATTATAAGAAAGAAATATCCATTTTGTTTTTAAGTTTCCAAATAGAAATTTAAAAGCATTTTCTACACTTTCTCCCTTTTTGCAAAAAGGAGATAAGAAACAATCTGTCGGAATACCTGTTTTACCCTTTAAAGGTAATTCTGTTAATAATTCTTCTGGTGTTTTTGCTATAATATTTAGGGGAAAATAGTTCTTTGAATATTGTCTTTCATTATATGGCGGGTCTAAATATACCATATCGTATTCATTATTATTTATAAATGTAGTATCTAAAACATCCGTATTATATGTAATAGAACCTTCAATGGGCGAAATTGTATTATTGTGAATTGGTTGTAATATAAGTGTTTTAATTGCTTTTGTTTTAAAATTTTTCAAGAAACAACCATATACTGCAGGAACATTACTAACAGCATCTGCGCTTAGTAGAATAGATGCCAGAATAAATTTATATTCATCTATTAATATAGTATCTTTTATAAGTTCTAATTTACCACGAATATAATCAATGCGTTTAGCATTATCAATTGTAAAGAATTTACGTTCATTATTATTATATGGACTATAATGAATTGTAATAAACCCATTAAAAGTTAAATGTTTGTTGTCATTAAGGTCTTTTTGAAACTCTTCAATAATTTTTTTACAATTATCGGTGTATAAAGAACGTGTAAATGCGTGTGTTATAATAGAACTATATAATTCGGCGTCATTTGAAATAACTTTCGCCATATTTTTTCTAAAATAATAGGATACTATCCCTGTACCAGAAAACAGATCACCTATAATTTTATTTTCAAAAGAATCCCATCCTGTTTTTTCTTTAATATTATTTGTTATCCATTCTAATAACTTAAATTTTGAACCAATATAATTTAAACGATGAATTTTTTCAGGTGTTATATCTGTATTAATATTAGATGATATACTGATATTATCTGAAAGCATTTTTATAATATCTTCTTTCTTTTTTTTACTATATCCATTAATATTTTTTTCTTTACAAATAAAAATAAGTTCTTCGCGAGTTTTATTTAAATAATTCATTATTATACTTAATGTAATAATATTATAGTGTCAATTTTTATTTAATACTAAAAATCAAATTTTTATATTCATAAAGATTCATAATACCCATATCTCTATTGCAAGATTTGCAACAAGGTTGTAAATTATCTAAAGAAATATCTCCTCCAAGAGCATGTGCTATAATATGAGAACATTCCATATTATCATAATCTAAAGTATTTTCACATACATAGCATTTACCCGTCATTGTATTCGCTAAATTATGTTTTTTCCATACTTCTTTTTTGGTATTTTTTGTAATTTTTTCTCTTTTTTCAGGTGATATAATACTTTTTATTATAGTACCATAATGATTTGAATTTAATGAGTTAATTAAAGAGTATATCGCTAAATCTAACCATTCGCATTTTCTAAATACACCCAAATAACAAGCGTTTTTACATCCTTCTTTATCCTTCTTATTTTTGCATCTTTCAAATCTATTAGTATATATTTTATCCAATTGATAACAAGAAATAGTTTCTAAAAAATTATTAACATCTAATATATAATTGTACAAATCCTTTTCTGTTTTATTATGTAAAGTTAATTTATTATTAATATTTATCGCTTTAATATGTTTCTTCAAATAACTAACGGATATATTAGGGCATAAACATGTATTATCTTGGTCTGTATAACTGAAATATTTTCTTGTAAATCTATCTGTCAAAAATTGAAGCAAATTTTTTTCAGATGTTTCCAGATTTAATATAGGTTCTATTGGAGAATGTATATTTATGCGCTTAAAATATTCATTTACTTCATCAATACTATTTACATTATATTTTACCACAGGTACAAGAATATTATCAATATCATATCCTTCTTTTTTTAATTGCGAATATGCAGCAACTCTATGTTGACCATCTAATATATACCCTTTTTGCTCTTCTACGATATATGCAATTGTAAAACTTTGCAACATAGAAAAAGCATTATATTTATTATACTCATTCTTTTGGTCTTCTACCATACTATTAATATGCTCATTATCAACTAATCTTTGTAATATAGGTATTTGATAATTTTCTATAATTTCTTTCATCGGTTTTAGCATCACTTCTGTTCTCATATTAACTAAAATATTAATATAGTATATCATAATGTATTTATATGTATTTATTATGCGAATTGCATAATTATAATATTTATATATAGATAATAATAGAAATGAATAAAAATGCAAATTATTACTATTTTATAGAAGATTTAGATATTACGAATGATAATTTACCCGATGGTGTATTAGTACGTCAATTTAAGATTGATAAAAAACAAAATATATATCATTATATTAAAAATTGTTATATAACAGATAAGAATTTATTAAAAATAATAGATGATGTTACTATACCAAATAACACAGATAAGAATTTAATGAATACAATACTAGTATCAAAATTAAAATTAAATAAAATAAGAAATAGACATATGCCAATAGAAGAAATACCTAGAGTTGCAATTTCTAAAACTTCATATTTTGCACATTTAATAAAAGGGAAAAATATTGATATTAACAAATTATTAATAGATTTACAAGTTTTACTTAAATAATAAAATAATTTACTTTCTATAATTATAATAGATAATCGCGATGAAAAAATTTTATTATTTAATAGAAGATATAGATATAGACGGTGATAATAAAAACGATGGTTTTATAATTACCAAGTATAAAATTAATAAAAAAACGATGGATAAAATTTTTTTACAAACAAAATATGTTTCAATAAAAGACTTTCAAAAAAAAGTGCTAGACATCAGATTAAAGCAAGATATTTTAAAATTAAAACGAAATATTAAGAGTATTAAAAAAGTTAAAAAGGGAGGATTCTCATTAATTCCTTCTCATAATGCTCACTATGCACAATATCCTCAAAAACAAAATAACGAAGAGCAACAACTTCAAAATATATTACATCAATTACAAGAACTTCAACATATACAAAAACTACAAGAACATAATAAAGACCAACAACAAATTGACCCTAAAATACTAATGCATAAATTACAAAATCTAGAGTTACTATTACAACAACATAAATTACAACAATTTGAACAAAAAAATAACTTAATGCAAAATTATCAAACGATGAGTAACAACCAATATGATAATTACATGAATAATAGAAATTACATGAATAATGGATATAATAATTATCCTCCTCATATGATAATTACAACAGAAAAAAATAGTATGATGAAAAATATAACAGATGGGTTTGGTCTAGGTGTTGGTTTTTCAATAGCAGATAATGCTGTAGATATGGTTTTTGATATGTTTTAGACTTATATTTACATACAAAAAAATAATTATTATTTTTATAAATTAAAACAAAAAAAATTATAATAATATTTAATAATTATAGATTATGAGTAACAATATGCAAAAAAAGGGATTGTGTATAAGAAATACAAGTTCGTGGGCTCATGTTAAAGCAGAGTTTAAATTTGACTCCCCTAGATTTAGTAAAAATAGTGTTCTAAAAAATTTACCATTAATGTCTCCTAAAATACACTCTTTAATTGAAAAAATAAAGATGTTAGACGAAGAAGATATGAAACGCGATGGTAAATATTATAAACATATTATATATAGTGATGTTGATGGAAATAGCGGTGCTAAAATGGTAGCATCATCTATGATTGCAAATGACTATATTTTAATTTATAATAATGGTATAATAAAAAAAATTATTAATAATGATTATAACACTTTTGGTTTATTAACAAAATCAACTGTTAATAAGAAACCACTACCAGTAAAACTTAAGAAAAATATGATGACTTTAATGAATAATAGAGAAAATAATGTTAATGGAAAAAATATGCGTTTTATAATATTAGACTCTGGATTTAAAGAAGGAATTGATGTATTTGATGTTAAATATATGCATATATTAGAACCATTAATAACAAAATCTGAAAGAACGCAAGTTATAGGGAGAGGTACGCGTTATTGCGGTCAAGTGGGACTTCCTTTTAATCCCAATGAAGGATGGCCCTTATATATATATACATATGATATAAAATACGATGATAACTTAACTGCACACGAATTATTTAAAAAACATACTAATGAAAATATTAGTGTATTTAATTTCATATCCGATATTGATGATATTATGATATCTTCCGCAGTAGATTTATCATTAACTGAAAATTTACATATTCTATCTCTCAATAACAATAGATTTTATAATTATATTAGAGAAAAAATTAGAAAAGAAACCCATCTTATAAAAATAAATAATAACGGAAAAACTTATAGAAATGATGTAGATGTTATTGATTGTGAAAATAATTGCAAAGGTATATTAGAAACTAAAACAGATAATTTTGATCCCAATAATATTTTACTAACTGCTGCATTACACATAGTTAAAATAAATTATATTAAAAAATTACCTAAACTAAAAAATACAAAAACGAATTCCAATGATAATAAATCATGGGAAGGAGTAATTATTAAGAATATAACTTTTGATGTAAATGATAAGAAAATAATTAAGATATTTAATAAGAAAAATACGTACAATTCACTATGCAGTTTCATAAATGCACGCAAAGATTATTGCGAAACAATAAATGAAATTTGGAAAAATAGCAATGCATTTTTCAATAAACACGGAACATATTTAATAGATAAATTAGAAGAATTATTTAAATATAAAAAAATAAATATAGAGAATTATAAGAACATATATAAATATATCAAAGATACTAATAAAAATATTAAACCCACAGAAAAACCTCCTTCTAAAAAATTAGATTATATAGAATTATATAATTATATATATAAAAATTATAAAAATTATATTTGGGATATTCCTGAAATAAAAAATAAATGTATAGAAGATAAACAAGATAATTTGAGTAATAAAAATAAACACGACGACAAAATAGTTGCATTCACAAACACCCAATCATTTGTTCAAAAATATTTGACTCCTCAATCTCCTTACAAAGGACTATTTTTGTATCATAGTGTTGGTTCAGGAAAAACATGTACTGCAATTGCAACTGCAACAAATACTTTTAATAAAGAAGGATATACTATTATATGGGTTACAAGATATACATTGAAAGAAGATATATGGAAAAATATGTTTGTTAAAATTTGCAATATAATAATAAGAGATAAATTGAAAAGTGGAGAAATAAAAGAATTACCTGATACTCATACAAAAAGACTGGAATTGCTAGGTTCTAATTGGATACAACCAATATCTTATAAACAATTTACAAATATGATAAAAGGGAAAAATAAACTATATGAAACGATGGTTAAACGAAATGGTAAAGAAGACCCTTTCAAAAAAACCCTTATAATTGTTGACGAAATTCATAAAATATATAGTAATACGCTTTCAAATATGGAGAAACCTAACCCTGAAGTATTGCAAAATATGATTCAAAATTCATATGATGTTTCTGGCAAAAATTCATTGAGATTATTGCTTATGTCCGCAACACCAATTACTAACGATCCTATGAGTTGCATAAAAATATTGAATTTATTATTAGAAAAAGATAACAGAATGCCTGAAGATTTTAATATGTTTAAAGAAAAATATTGTAATGAAAATGGATTAATTAATGATAATAAAATAATGGATTTTATGAATAATATTTCAGGTCTTATAAGTTATATAAATACAAGTGGGGATAGAAGTAAATTTGCATATCCTATAACAGAAGATATTATTTGCAATATAGAAGTAAATGACAAAGTATTGAGTACTAGTTTATCAAATATAGATGAAAATATTAGAAGACTAACTGATAAATTATCAGAAGATAAGTTAAGCAAAGATGAAATTAAAAACTTAAAAAGTGAATTGAAAAAATTAGAAAAAGATAAGAAAGCTTTAGTTAAAAAAAGTAAGGAACCTAAAAGTATAATAGATTATATAAATAAATGTTTTGCAGAATAAAAAATTATTAATGTATAATTATTCTAAGTGCGTAATAATTCCTATAAGAAATATAAAAAAAATAAATAGATAATGTATATATTAATATTGTATGCTTTGTGTGTTGCAATAATTTTATTTGGTATTTATCATTATTTTAATTTTAAAAATGAATTAGAAGAATACCCTGATAAAAAGTATGAAATATTTAAAGATTTATTAAATGTAAATAATATCATAATATTCGTAATAATTTTTGCTTTTTCTCTAACCTTAATGTACTTTTCATTTGATGAAAAATCTGATATATTATCAATGATTGGAATAACTGACAATGAATATAGCAAATTAAATAATATATCAAAAACTACATTAATAGACCCAAATATACTTAAAAATACTACAGAACCGATGAGTGCAGGTTTTGAACCTTATAATAGCAGTGGTGGTTCAATGGGTGAAGAAAGTTCAGACGATAATTCATCCGTCTCCTCTAATGATTCTGATTGATAATGTATTACAAGTTAAAAAACTCCATTAAATATTTTGTCAATTTCGTGATATATTGCACCTTCTCTTGCTTTATCACGATCAATTATAAACATAATATACTCTCTATACACAGATATAATATTTTCATTAACTATATACATATATACTATATAAGCTATAATAAAATATATAGTAAATATGATATCACTATTATTTATTTTTTTGTTGATTATTAAAGACAATGGGATTATCTTTCCGAGTGTATTAATAATTATATAATATGTTAAAAGAGAACGATCGTTTAATTGTGGGATAATAATAAACAAAGATATTAAGAAGTATGTTAAAGCAATGCTTATTAGTATTATAGGATTATACGGAACAATACCAATTAAATAAGCAATTGTATAGATGAATATCCATATAGATAAAAATTTGTCTAACGTTACAACTGGTTTGTCCATTTTATCTTTATATTTACTTTCGCTATCAATCATTATAGTATTTATATTTTTTACTCTAGTAATATAAATATATAGGCAATTAGATATGATATTATTAAACCTAGTATCTCTACAGCGATATGATATGGGAATACATATGTATTCATCATCGCTTCGCAATTATATTTTTCATTAAAAATAAGTGCAATAATTATAGCGAATAAAATTACCAATATTGGAAGTAATCTATTAACAACTCTAGGTAATTTAACATTCCATAATCCAGTAATAAGCACTATGACCCAAATATTTATTACGGAAATTACACTATATAATGTTTGAGAATAATTATAAAATATTATTATATCAAGTAAAATAAAAGTAACTATTATAGGGATATAGGGAGGTTTATTGCTAATAAATGATATTGCTATAATAAGAGCTACTGTTATAAGATATGAGATTGCATGTATAATATATACGTGTTCAAGACTATTTTCATTTTTGCTCCAAAATAAATGAGAATATGCGTGGTATGCCTGGAATATAATTAAAGATAATATAAAAAACTGGATTTCTATATTCTTTGCTTGCAATAATAAAAATAGAAGTATTATACATGAAAAGATGTTAATACTTGCAGAATAAGGTTGATCTACTATGTTACCTCTAGTTTCGCATGTATTGAAAGGAAATGGTTTTGTTTTTTGTTGTTCGTACATTTCTTATATATAAAATATATATATATTATAATAATATGTTCATTATACTTCATTTCGTATAATCAATATAAATATAAGACATATGTATATATGTCATAAATAAAAAACAAAATATTTAGTCTTATATAATACTCATATAGATTCAATTTACATATTTACAAAAGTTTTTTGTTTTTTTATTAGATTCTCTTTCTTTATGCAACGACCGGTTTTAGGGTTTAATACTTTACCTTCTGGACACTCTTTTATTTCTGGTTTTTGTTTTTTTATTAGATTCTCTTTCTTTATGCAACGACCGGTTTTAGGGTTTAATACTTTACCTTCAGGACACTCTTTTATTTCTGGTTTTTGTTTTTTTATTAGATTCTCTTTCTTTATGCAACGACCGGTTTTAGGGTTTAGTACTTTACCTTCAGGACACTCTTTTT